ATGGCGTGTTGTAATACTGGGGCAGCTCCACAAAGGCGGGCAGGTGGCGGAACTCACCGACGTCCGTGCCGTTCACCTGGGTCTTGAGCATGTGATCCTTGACCAGAGCCGAGTTGACGCCCAGAGCGCCATACGCCTGGGAGTAGTTGTTGCTCGTGAATGCGATGAACTTGACTGGCTGAGCCAGAGCCAGCTCCTGCATCGTCTCGGAGCCCATAACGATCGTGCGCTGGACCTGGGTGATCAGCATATCCTGGGGCGTGTTGGCGAAGAAATCACGCTCGGCCTGGTCCAGGTACGTGAAGTTGGTCCAGCAGATGTACTGCAGATTGTTGTAGTTGGCGATTTGTGGACCGTTATTGGCACCTGGAGCGGTGAAGAAGCCGGCGGTCGAGTCCGCCAGGCTAGAAGACCAGGTGATGCGCAGCTCAACGTCGTGGAACTGCAGAGCCACCAGGGGCAGGGACACGGACCAGTCCTTGTTGAAGAAGAACTTCAGGGGGTAAAAGCCGGTCACGGAGTTGGTGGGATCCTCGTTGTCACCGGTATTGCCGATCAGCAGACGCTGGCTGTAGTTCTGGGCGCCAGTCACGGGCTCGATCTGGGTCGAATACACAACGTCCTGGGTATCGATAACCTGACCGCCGATCATGAACTCGATCTTGTCGATAACCTTGGACCAGTCGACGATGGTGCACATTGAGCCGTTGCCGTCACGGGCAGCCAGGTACACGTAGTTGATCAGGTCACCCTTCTTCTCGAAACGGACGGTGGAGATGCCGCCGGCGATGGGGGCGCCCTGAATCACCTGACGCTCCACCGTGTTGGCATAGTGGGTATACCGGCGGTAGTTGGAGCGGAAGAAAGAAACCTCGGGCTTGCCAGTCAGCCAAGCGTCCTGAGCACCAGTTGCGACAAGTTGAACGATACCACCGCTCATTTTACAATTGGTCTAGATTATTTTAGACGGCCGAAAGGGGCGGAAGCGCAACCGGATTTTTCTCGAGCTGCTGGATGGCCACGTCAAGGCACTTTGAAGAGGCTAAAGGATTGCGATTACCCTTTTTCTCATCGAATCTGTAAAACTCTGGGCCCAGATAGTTCTGGAAGCGCCCGCCGTTCATGTGAGAGACGGGCACCGGCTTGGACTCTGCGCGAAGATTGGTCGCTGCGCCCACCTGATTGACGGGGTCGTTACGGACGTTCATGCGCTGACCGTTTCCTGCGCGATCCGGCTTGGAGCGGTAATCGCTGCTGCGCGTGAGAGACTTGTCGGTATAAGCACCGCAGCCGCCCTCGGCATACGGCTGAGCCACGTTGTACTGGGCGGGACCCATGGACAAAGTGTCACCGCGGGACGTCTGCTCGTCACGAATGGTGGTCCGGGCCGTCTTGAGAAACTCTGGCCGGCCCTCGGCACCCGTGACGGCACCACCCTGGCCCTGACCACGGCTCTGGGCTGGCTCGCGGTACCACGCCTTGGTCTCCTTGGCCTGGTGAGTCACCTCACCGATACCGCCAGCGCCACCAGACTTGATGAAAGAATCAGCGGGACCGTTGCGGCCCTCGAGCGTCGTGAGGCGCTCCTCGTTGATGTTATTGGGCAACACACGGAAGTACTGGTGGAAGCCACCCGCCGCGTCCACGTTGGAGCCGACGCCCAGACCTGGACCGACGCGACGGCGCTCGATAGGCTGGAGGTTGTTCATCTTGTTCGTCACATACTGACGGTTATACAGATCATAAACGGGCTGACCGAATGGAAAACGATTCGCGTCCGGAGAAACGTCCTGAAGGTTACCAACCGCCTCTTTCGGCTGGAGACGCCAATCGCCGATGCGACGGCCGAGATTCGGCGTCATGACACGGAGATCAAAAGCATCCTTGGAGTGATCGCGAGCATTCGCAGCGAGGTCGACATCACGACGGGTAATTGGCCGAGTGGTTGGCAGTGGTTTGCGTCCCTGGGGCTCTTCTGAACCGTCCGAGAGACGCTTACCGGCAAACACAAGACCGACGACGGCGGCGATGGCCAAAGGTTCCATCGTTATTATGATTAGGTACTATTTTTTTTACTTCTTCGCACTGTGGTAACGCTGAACGAAACGGGTATTCTGATCATCGGCGTACGTGCTGATGGGATCCCACGACATGACACGCTGTGGGATGTTCACGTAGGTGTTGGGAAAGTCATAAGCCCGCTCGGACCAGCCCTTCTTCGACGCCGTCGTCGTCTGCTCGCGCAGGTACGAACTGGCATCGGCCAGATCCTCGAGGACCACAGTCGCTGGACCCATGTGGATATTGGGCTGGAGAATAATAGGAGCCGCGTCGAGGAGTGGCATTCTTAATTTTAGTTGCGAAAAAAACCAAGCTTACTGACCATTACCTCCGCGCATCTGCGTGCGCTCTGGGAAATGGAACTGGAAATTGTCTGGATCGCACGCCCGTCCGCCCTGGTCCTTGCACATGGGGGCAAACTGCTTACCGTAAGCGGCGGTCGCGAACGCATTCTGGTCATTTGGAATCGTGGACGATGCGGTGGTGTAGAAATTGCGCTCGGCGTCGCGAACACGCTCGAAGGGGTGGATGGTGCTCCACGCCGCCTGAACGTCGGCACGGACGCTGGGATACCAAGCCGCTGGTGGGCGGTCTGGATTCTCGGTGTAATCGCTCATGAGCACATTCCCCATGGGGTTGTTCAGGGTCGGCATCGTCACCTCGTCGCGTAAAAGACCCAGTGCGCGGTCATCTGCGTAGGCCGGACGAAGGAGACCGTCCGAAATGAGGTTCGAGGTCCACATGTAATAAAGAACGCCCAGGGCCAACGCACCAAGTGCGAAAACACGGGAATCACGGTTGATAAGGTATACGATGATGGTGGCGTAAATAATGAAGCGGGTCGTAGAAGAGACGCGCTGTTTGGCCGACTGACGCGCCGTTGGCCAAAAGTTCATGAGTTCACTCGTCTTGAAAATATCTTTCACGTCCATTCTGTTACTTACTGAGAAATCTTTTTGGTCGGCTTGCGCTTTCCGGTTCGGGGTGGAGGCGGGGGAGCGGCACCGCCGAGCATAGCCGCTAGCGGGTTGGCACCACCACCGCCGCCGAGCATCTGCGCGAGCATACTGTTCATACCGGCCATCAGGGACGCCTCGTCAATCTGACCGTTCGGCGCCTTTTTCATATTTTTGGCGCAATTTTCGGCGGCTGACTCGATCATACTCAGAGTCTCGGGTGGAAACATGTTGATGGTCGTGCCGAGCATGTACAGCGTCTGGTAGTACTGCCAGATGGCCGCCTTGGTCCCGTCTGTACACTCGGCGGTGTTCCAAATCTCATGAAGATTCAGGGAGGTCACCACGGGGTTGGCCTCGCAAAAGAACGCCGTAGAGTCCTTGGCCATCATCTGGGATACCCATGGCGTGACGTCCTTCATAAACTTGTCGAACGTGTCGCGATTCGCTGGAGCGGCCTGGGCCTCCTTGATCTTGGGCTCATCGGGGAAGGTCTGTGCGAGTTCACCGATAAACTGACCCATCATCTCGTTAAACGCAGAGAGGGTGGTCATTTATAGTAATATTTTAGAGTCTTTTCCTTAAGTTAGAATGGCTCCTTCATAATAGGCTCGTGGGACCCCTGCCCCTGGCTTGTGATAAAGTAAACCAAAAGACCGACCAGGAAAGCATTCTTGAAATAATCCGAGTTTTTAAGCTTTCCTTCATTGTTCATTTTCGCCTTGACGAATACGTAGGCCATCACTGCCGCTGCTGCGATGACGGCGGCGCTGAAGGGTTCTTTGAAGTAGTGCTCCATCTAGTAACTTACAAGATGTTATTTAGTCTCTTTACGCGCCGAGCTTCTGGATTTTAGTGGGGGCATCATCGAACAACGTCTGTTCTGGGAGGGCCGGGGTCCCTCCTGCTCCGGGAACCGATGGCGGTGTGAGCCCGTCTGACGCCGTCACCATCGTGTCGACACCCCCTGGAGTCTTGCCAATTTCCATGCCGGCGCCGCCACCCCCGCTCGTTCCCGCGGCGTCGTTTGCAGTCGGCATGGCATCCAACTCGTCTTCGCCGTCGATATCGGGAATGTCCTCCTCTTCGTCCGGCTCGTCCTCCTCGTCCTGATTCATGTCGAGATCGCCGCCAGACGCTGGCATTGGCAGGTACGTGTTCAGAATCTCGGCAGTGGGAACGAGGTCCTCGATGACGAGGCAGATGTGCTTATGAAAACGCTTATTGAGGTCCTCGTCACGATCGGACTCGGTGTTTGGCTCGGTGATGATGTAAGGGCTCTCGTATAGGTCCTTGGCACAAGCCTCGTAGCATCGCTGGACGAACACGTCGTTCGCCGGGAGCTTGATGCTGATCTTCTTTGACTTCCTGTCCGTCCTGATGGAGCTCAGAATCTTGACGTGAATCACAAAGACGGCCGCCAACAAATTAGGAAAGAGGGGTTGGTTCTTGACGATCGTCTCTGTATTTTTGAGTGAAATTGAAGAGTTCCAGGTCTTGACACCACGGAGGAGCTCCTGGAACACACGGGGGGTGTTTTTTCCCTGAGATTCCTTCTTGGCTTCGAGCCAAATTTCCCAGAATGCTTCGATCATCGCGGGAATCATGGCGTCACACAGTTTCTTGGTGAAACGGCGCTCGGACTCGTTGAGGATGTCCATGCTTTGGTAAATGCGCAGCATTTATTTGCTCCTAAACTTGCGCAGTCAATTAACATACACCCCCTCACAGGCTGTTTTCCAGTACAGAACCTCCTCCTCGAGTTGGTTAATTCTATTCAAAAGTGCCACCTCCACCGCTTCTTTGTGAGTCACCCGCCTCTTGAGTCTTTCAATTTCATTCTCAAATTGCTTTGACTGGACCCTGACATCTTTGACTTCCTTTGAAGCCTCCCACGCCAGATGCATTTTTGATTTTCTATGTTGAGCCAGGTTTTTATAAGTAAAATTGGGTCTACACGGGCACGTCAGGAGAGTACTCACCACTTGGTCCATTATTAATTTTATTTGTAAATTTACTTCTTAATTACACGCAGCTTTTGGGCAGTCTTTTGGAGGTTCACCAGGCTCGGTAAAAACACGGTGGGTTCAGCCTCCTCCTGGTCCTCTTCAGAGCGCTCGCGTCTCCATGTCACCTTGAGGTCTAGCGGGCCTATGAGCACCACGTTGTACCCGAGGCGGCCCAATTGTCTGGACATGTAAATGACCGTCATGGCCAGGTCATACCGTGGATATCCAACCAGGAATGTGGGGACGGTCAGGATCGCATCCTTTTTTCCGAGTTCCACAGAATGTTTAATTTTCCTACAAAATTGTTCGAGAAGAGCCTTGTAGTACTCTTTTTTCGCGGACCCTCTTTTCTTTTCAGCGGCGAGGATATCCTTGGCCGATGGAACATTCTGTTCCATCTCTGCTATTTACATCCGATAAGATGGTGCGGGGCCTGGCGCGGGCGCTGACGCCCCGCTCGCAAGTTCACGGGGGGTGCCTATCAGGCCGCCGGGGGTTCCCTTGTTCGCTTTGAGCGCATCTTGGAGCTGACGATCCAGGTTGGACTCGATCATCTCGTATGGCTGGTACTTGTCGGGAACGTAGGCTGGGTTGTCACTGTCACCTGTCATGGCGGTCTCGGACTGGCTGATGATGTTTACGGAACCGTTCGAGTTCAGATGCGCCTTGACGTCGTACTGGGTACCGAAATACTTCTCGGTGTTGAAAAACATGAAGCGGGCATCGTACGTATCGTCACCCACGTTCTTGATGTAAAGGGTCTCTAGTGGGTACCCAGCCGTTTTCTGAATCGCCTCGAGGATAACCTGCGTCACGTCAGGAGACACGGGCGCGTCCGAGGGGACGGAGGGGGAAGGTGCCGGGGACGCCCCAGAGTAACGCGCCACCTGACGACCGTTCCAAACCAGGAACAAAACTATAGCCACCAGGAGCGTTAGGATAAGGTCCTTCATATTACCATTTACTGCGAAAAAAGATTCGATGAAAAAAACTCTGTAAATTCAAATGGCCTTGCTGGTCTACTCTGACAAATGCAAGTGGTCCCAGGACATACTTTTGTACATCAAGACTCAACCGGCCCTC